GTCTCAACTGGTTCTAGCTTTGATTATGAAGGGACTATGAATAAGATAGTTTTTGATTTTTCAGGAGACACAAATGACACTATACAAATCAAAGAAGTTGAATATTATAAATCAATAGCATGGTCTGTCCATTCTCTTAAAGATATGACTGACGGCTATATGATTTTTAACTGTGTCCGTACTACAGGACGCTATGATTCGCGTAGGAGGGCTTACGACTAATGGTAGGAGTAGACCACCTCAACGTACTTGAGCGTACATTGATTGATAATTTACGCACAGGTACTTTTAAAACAGTATCAGGCACTGACACAGCATGGTCTTCTTCGAATGTTACAGTATTTGGTCAATTCCCAACTACTGATGAAGTTAAATATCCAGCAATCATTTGTCAAATGGATGCTAACGGAATTGAACAACAGTTCTTTGGTCAAAAATTAACATTTGGAGCAAGCGATACTGAGGGAGTAGGGGAGCTCTATGGAGTAGCTTTTAATATCCAAATAGCGGTAGATAGAGCTTGCAGTATTACGGTTAGTGGTGCTCCATATAAAGAAAGAAGGTTGCTTAATTATATCATGGTTAATTGCGCTAATATCCTTATGGACTGTGATTACTCATCAACTAATACGGAGGTTGTAGAGCGTCATTTTGCTGGTTTCAGAAATATAGGTTATAATCCCGATTTAGAAATATGGGCCGCTGAAGCTAATATGATTGTCGTTTTCAAGAACAATAGATAATGGCAGAATACGGTGTAGAATCAGTAGACCCACGTTTAGCTCCTAATTATATACAAGAAGTAACTAAAACTATTACTTTAGCTTTAGCTCCTTATGTGCCATTTTCTCAAAGATATACTATGGAACTTCAACAACATTCTGGTGGTAAAATATCAGAGGGTTTTTTTAATATTGTCCCTACAGAAATGGGTTATGACGCTACTTGGAATAATGTTGTAGAAAGTTATTTATCACGTAACGACATGACACCTGAAGATATGGGTGATGAAGCTCCTAATTTAGACCATTTATTAAATCCAATGGCTGCTAAGTTAAGTAAATTATTAGATTCTATGCCTGAAAGAGCGAGAAGTTATCAAAGGGAAATGGATGGAACTGTTTTTGGTGAATTAGTAGGAGAGTATTCTATGAAAGCTTTACGTGATGTTATGCTTAGAGGTAATGAAGAAATAGGAAATATTCCTAAAGATATAAACCAAGAAATCTTAAATAGTAGTTCAAAAGGTTTAAGTCGTGAAGGTATTGATTTAGTAAGAGATGCTGACTCAGAACCATTTTTCTCAGCAATAAAAAAACTTTTCGATTTACAACATATGGATAGTATAGCCGCAGCTGAAGTTACTGATTCTAAGTTCAAAAAAGAAATATCTGGTGGTCTCGAAAAGGGAATGTCCCCTGAAGCAGCAATTGCACAAATGGATAAAAATATAGAAAGAGTATATGGTAAAATAAATAAAAAGATTAAAGAAATAGCCAAAGATTTACCAGAGGGACAGAGTAAATTAGAGATTCTAACGGCGGTACATGGAGGTATAGGTTCAATGTATAAAGGTTTAGGTAAACAATTTGCTGACCGTATGTATAGATTAGAATTACAACAGGCTTTAAATCCAGACTTAGATAAATATCTTTATGTTTTACCTCTTGGTGATACTGGGTATATAGCTTCTATAACATTGGGAGCGGTGTGGGATGGTGACGTACCACAATTAACAGTATTCGAAAAAGAGTACGCAATGGGAGGACAGGCTGACCAATTATTTATTATGTTGGGAATGGGTGTCGAGCGAGAATTAGCGTTAACAGAATCAATTTTTGATGAAACCACAATTCAAGGTATACTTGTCGCTGCTGCTAACGATGTTACACTTTCTAAGACAAAAGAAGATTTGGTAGATTGGGCATACGCTGCTATTGTAGATAATATTCTAGACCCAACAGCTCATGTTGATATGTGGAAGCCTAAATATGGAGATGAGCAAGGTAAACCAGTGGGTGCTACACGTTTTACATCTAGTGAAATGGCAGAGATGTTAGCAGCTCAGTTTAGAGCTTTTAAAGGTGATAGTCAAAATGCTGCAAGTGCTTTTTCTGAAGAGTGGAAAAAAATATTTGCAGAGTCAAACAAAGCAACAGGGTTGTGGAAAGATAATGTTACTAAAAATCAAGTAGATTTTGATTATAGAGCTGGGATTACTGAAAATCAAGGAGTTTGGAGTGAAAATACCAACAATACATGGACTCCAGTAAAAGACCCTACAGAGGGTATTAATGTTAGTATGGCTCCTGCTATATTCTCACAAGCAGGAAGAAGTGTAGCAAGGTTCTCTACTAAGATGTTACAGAAGGTAAAAGGTGGTATGGTGGTAGATGACCCAGTTAGAGGAGTTAAAAAAGGAGATGTAGTGAAAAGGAGTAGAGTACTACTTTACAAAGAGAGACAATCTTTTGCAGGTAAGAAACCGTCTAAATCAGCTGGAGACCCCTATGCTGGAACAGCGAAGTATTTTAAATAAGCAAAAGCTTTATATACTAAGTAAAAGTAAATAAAGAGTAACAGTGTAATGTCATGAATTTGTCTAGACAACAAATAAGGAGAAGAAAAAATGGTATATTTCCTAGGAAGAGACGTAGCAGTCGCAATTACTACCGAATCAACAGTGGCAGCAGATGATGTAAGTGTAGCTAGTGGGCTATGTATATCAGGGGCAGCCTCTGGTATCAGATTTGCAGCAGACATGAACGCAAGTACTTTTAGTTCATACACAGCTGGGAATGGTTTAGTAGAAGATTTGACTGGCGTAGACATTAGCATTGGTGCTATGGATGAAGACATTACCTACATGGGTCAAAGAGGTACAGGTAAGGTCGAACAGAAAAAAGAAGTTAGCATAACTTTAACACATAAAAAGAAGAACAACGTATGGGATGTTATTTTCAATGGGCCTACACAAGCAGCCTCATTGGAAAACTTTAGTTCAAATCAACCTATTGGTGCAAGATTTGGACTTGACAGGACTACAGATGACTCACCATATATTGGTGATGGATTAGTAAATCCAAAAGATGTTATCGACAGTGGTTCAACCAACGTTTGTTATGGTTATAGAGTGCATGTAAAGATGTTGACCGGTTCAACAGATGGAACAACCGAAACAATATCTATACCTAATTGCGCAATCACAGGATACACAGTATCCCTTAATGCAGATGGTGTAAGTGAAGAAACAATAGAGCTTTCAACACAACAAACACCATTATATAGTGTCGGTAATAACATTAACAACACACTTACCCCACAGGCGGACTACTAATGGTCTATTATTTGGGAAGAGATGTTATTGTTGCACTGGCAACAGAAAATTCTACAATCGGTATAACTTCAGATAATGACAGTTCTACCATCAGTACATCAGCTTCAGGAACTGCAAGAGCTTTAGGCTCTGGTTCAGAAGGTGCTGTTTCTGGTAATTGGCCAGAAATTCCAGATGTTACTGGAGTAGATGTAGGAATAGGTGCGATGGATGAAGATATCTCATATTTTGGTATACGTTCAGTCACCAAAGCAGAAATTAAAAAAGAAACCACAGTAACTGTTACAAAGAAAAAGAATAGTTCAGAGTGGGATACTGTTTTTAATGACGCTCGTTACGGGGTTTCCGGTGCATCACAAGCATGGCCCGGATTAGAAGAACCTTCCGCAACACACGGATACAGAGTTTTTATACAATTAAAAAGTGGTTCAGAAGTATTATCAATACCAAACTGCTGTGTACAAAGTCACACTGTATCAACTAACGCTGATGGAGTAACAGAAGAGACTATTGAATTTATGTCTTATGTAACTCCTTATATCAGAACTACCTGTATAACAGGTACAACAAATCCATTCTAGATAGGTAAGGGGGTATAACCCCCTCCTCCTAGAGGAGAATAAAAAATGACAGAAAAAGAAACATGGTCAATGGAAGAATTAGTCGCACTCACTGATGAAGTGCAAATCTCTGAAGTTATTTTTAGAGATAAACTAGTAGAGTTTCAGTTTTGTGAACTCATAGAGAAAGAAGAACCCAAACTTAAAGCTTCAGACAATATGTCAGAAGAAGAGAAAATGGGATACTATCAAGAATTAGGAGCTGAAAGAGTATTTCGAATGATTGATAAAGCAACAGAAAAAAATCCCGATGGTCCAATTATATCTGAGAAACAGTGGACTCTTCTCCCTACAACACTTAGATATCAAATAACCAATAAAATTTTAGGCGTAGAACAGGAAGTGAAAGAAAATTTTACCATCTGATGGTAGAATCGCCTGATGCGGTATTTTTATATGTCCCTTTAATGAAGGGACTGGGAATGAGTTGGAATGAAATTAAAAACACACCACGCAGTGAATTAGAATGTTTATTGTCTGCTTATGTGCAGCATGAAAACTTTCATTCAATGGATGGATATACTGATAAAGATGTTCAAAATATGGCTAAAGATAAGCCAGAAATTAGACAAAATTATCATAGATATTTAGAAACTAGAGCTAAATATGAAGGAATGGTAGGTAAACGAAGGAAAGCAAGTTTTGGTGACTTATAATGGGTTTTGCAGGTCAAGTTTTCGCAGCAAGAATTGCTGTCGGATTAGCCGTACCAAGTGCAGGTGCGCTCAACCGTACAGGTGGAGTATTAGCAAAAGCGGCAGGAGGAATATATTCTGCCTTAGCTGGCAAAAGGAAGGCAGCAGCAGCAGAAAGACTTAAAGGTGCTCAGCAAGAAGTAGAAAGATTATCTGCAACAGCTGAAGAAAACAGTAAAAAGACCACAGACCGTATAGCTAAAAGTGCACAAGAAGGTGTAGTTAGATTAGAGCAGATAGGTAAACGAGGAGCTGCCACCATGAGAGCTGGTGGTAAGGAATCTATGTCCATGATTAAGGCAGGAATGGGTAAAGAAGGTGATGCTCTATTTAAAGGTGTACAGAAATCAATGACTCCTTTAGCAAAATTAAAGAAAATGACAGCTAATTTTGCTACAATGACCAAGACCCAACAAGCCGCTGCTTTAAAACAGACTAAAGAAATAGTAAAAGCTAAAGAAGAACAACTTAAAACAACTCGACTCGAAACTAAAACCCTGCAAGACCAAAAAACTAAAATGATAGAGTCTGGGGAAGCTACAGATGCGTGGCTTAAAAAACAGGATAAAAAAATTAAAAATTCAGAAAAGAATACTAGAGCAGTCAAAGAAGAATTAGCAACTGTTACAGAAGAAGCTGAGGTTATACGAGGTATCTCAGTTCAGGCTCAAGTAGCAATAGGTGAAATTAAAGAAGAAAATACAAAAACTACCGAAGAATTAACAGAAGCGACCAAAGAACTAGAGGAGGCACAAGAAGAGTTAGATGAAGCAACTAAAGAACTTACGCAAGATTCTGCTCAGTTCGGAACAGTAGTCACAGACACAGTTAACCAAGCAGTAGGTAACTTCAAAGAAATTTTAGTTGAAAGCATAGCCACTTTAAGTGCATTTTATTACAAAATAAATCAAAATACTGAAGCACTTATGGAGTTTGAAAGAGAGTTACTCAATGCTAACTCGGTATGGAATGAGACAAATGAAGTTATGTTCGCAGCTGGTGAGCAAGTTACTCAGTTCGGACAGCGTTATGGAATGAGTATGCAGAACGGCGCAACTGGTCTCTATCAATTAGCTTCGGCTGGTTTAACAGCAGCAGAATCTACTGAGGTTTTAAACAATACTTTAAAACTATCTATGGCTGTACAGGGAGACCACAACACTATAGCAAAACTAACCACACAGACCTTAAAAGGTTTCGATATGGAGATGAGCGAATCTGCGGTCGTAACAGATAAGTTTGCGCATGCTATACAGAAGTCTTTAATAGAGTATGAAGATTTATCAAGCGCTGTTAAGTTCGCTTTACCTTTCTTTACTAGCACAGGGCAAAGTATAGACCAACTATTAGGGTCTCTACAGGTCTTGACTAATAGAGCTTTGGAGGCTGGTATCGCTGGTAGAGGTTTAAGGCAAGCTTTAGCAGAATTTGCTGAAGGTGCTGAGGATAACGACAGAGCATTTAGAAAGATGGGAATAAATATTTTAGATTCCGAAGGTAATATGAAACAATTGACTGATATTGCTAAAGAGTTCGCTGCGGTAGTAGGCGAAGATACAGTAAGTAATACAGAATTATTAACAACACTGATTCAGGACTTGAATGTGCGTGGTGCTACCGCGTTTGTCCACTTAGTTCAAGCATCAGATGAATTCAGTGCTGCTGTCGAAGGTAGTAGAACTGCTAGTGGAGAGTTAGACACTATGGTTAAAATTCAGAATGAATCTTTAACTGCACAATTACAAATATTGAAAAACAACGTACAAGGTATATTCCAGTTCCGAGATGAAACTTATGTGGCTCAAGGATATCTCAATCAGTTCCATATGACAGTAAGCCAAATGATAGAAAGTTTACAAGGACTTATTGTTGTTGAAGAGAATGGAACCATGGTTTTAACTGACTTTGGATTAGCTCTACAAGACATTGCTGTTTCAGGTATGATAGCATTACAAGAGGTATTACAAGATATTGTACCAGTTATTAAAGAATTTAGTAAACAAGGATTTATTAATGTCGATATGATAAGATTATATACCTTACCACTTCGTTTAGTTGTGGACTTATTAGAAATCATGGGTCCTGCATTTACTAAAATGTTAATGACTTTCTACATAATGAATAAAATATTACCTATTATAACTACATTACAATTAGCTTTAAGTTTTGCTACTCTGCAAGTAGCTGTAGCTAAGGCAGAGGATACAGGGGCTACTTTAGCATTAACTACCAGTCAAACAGCATTATTAGGTGTTCAAGGTGCTTTGAGTACTTTAATTTGGACTACTATACCTGCATGGTATACTGATACTATAGCTAAAATTAAAAATTTCTCAGTAACTGGAATGCTTTCAGGTATGATGATGTCCTTGGCTACATCATATGTAATGGCTTCTATAAGTTTATCAATGATGACAACAGCACAAATAGCATATAATATAGCATTTTATGCAGGAATAGGTTTACTAATTTTAGGTGTTATAGCTTTTGCTGCATACTTAAAGAAAGTTGGTTATTTCTCTGATATAATGACAAGATTAACCGAACCCGGGGGAACTTTATATTGGTGGGGTGAACAAATGAAATATATTGGAGCTGCTGCTATTGAAGTAGGAGAAGCTATCTGGAGTGTAGCTGAGGCTATGGGTACATTAATAAGAATGGTAGTTGGTGCTCCTAAATTTATTTGGAGGTTAATGTTCGGTGATGCTGAAATTGGTGGATTTGGAGCATTCCCCGGTATAGCTGGTCCAGAGGCTGGAATGGCAACTGGAGGGTATATGAAACCAATGGCAACTGGAGGATATTTAGTAGGTGAACGTGGTCCTGAGCTTTTCCAACCTAATGGGGGAGGACAACTTTTAAATAATAGCGCAACCAATCATATACTAGAACAAAGTGCCGATGCTGGTTTTAGTCCAGCAGCACGTGCTAATATGATAGTTACATCGTTAAGAGTAGAGGAAGCAGAAATGAATGGCAGTAATTTAAATATTGACAGTTTTGCAGGTAATCCTGCGATGAGGAGAAGAGCATGAGAGCTGTAGCAAAAAATACTTTTTATAAAGCAACAACTATAAATCAATCTTTGGGAGTTAAACCTAATTATGCGGATTTATCTGATGGTGGTACTAATACTTCAATTGAACTGAAGGGTGGTACTGACCCTACATATTTTTTAATCTCAGGAGCAGTAGCTTCTACTCCTGCTTATGGTGAATCAGAGTTAATAGGTGGTTATATGCAATTGTACACGAGTAATGTTACAATGCCTACAACTCCATCTTTACCACAATTATCTTTATATAGAACCAAACCCGGCACAGAAATGACAGAAGGTACAGTTAGACTTTCATATATAAGTGGTTCTACTTCAAATGACCAGACAGGTCATGATATTACCGTTTATCGCTCTACGGTGGCTGATGACAATTATTATACAATAGAAAATTTTGATGGTGCAGATAAAACTATTGGTCAAGTTAAAATGATTGATAGTCTAGGTAATGGCACTACAGAATTATCTGATGCATATTTAACCTTCAGTGATGCTAAAAATAAAGCTCACTCTTTAGGTAATATTTTAGGTAGTAGAAAAGAATTTGCGTTAAAACAATATTTTGCAGCTGATGAAGAAAAGGTACCAATATCTCCAGAAGATGACCCTACCGGTGTATGGCGTCCAATACAAGATAGAAGACAGGGAAGTTTTGGGGGTGTTGCTAGAACCACAATGTGGAAAAAACCATACTGGAAATACAAAGACATTTCTGGTAAAATTAAATTTCAGACTAAAGACCCTGTTGGTTCAGATTTAGATGCTGCACCTTTAGCAACAAAGGGTAATACAATATTTGATGAAGTCTATGCTACTACAGATATGAATAATCCTTTTACTTCAGATAAAAATAATCCACTAATGATGACTTCTTGTGAACTAAACTCAGCTAAAAAGTACAGCGGAGGACAAGCATTTAGAATGTATCACCTTTGGGATTATAGTACCCAGAGTGCACAGTTACAAAAAGCTATGGGAGGAAGACAAATACTTCCTTCAATGACGCGTGCTTCCATTTATAACCTACCACGACCTCATGCAGGATTAGATAATGCATTGTTTAGTAATACATCTTCTGTAGGTGGGTGGACTTCTGTAGCAGCTCCTTCTATAGAAATGCGCATGAATATATCTAAATTAGGTTGGAACCCATTTATGGCTAAAAACTCGTCATATGGTCTTACTTCTTACTATAGTTATTATGATTCTGGAAGTACAATGGAAACTGGAGGTAGTACTGACCAACAATTAGGATTCTTAAGAAGTGTAGCAATTACATTTTCTAATTATAAACCAAAACCAGAGCACACTACTCTAGATAGATTTTTAGATTATGGTTTAAGTAGGTTTTATGGTTCTTCTTCTCTCACAACTGAACATGTGGTTGGAGGAGTTGTCTTTTCTAAATCTCCTATTGATATAAGTTTAGTTGGGGGTGACCCTTCAGTAGTAACTGCTATGGCTATCCCTGTAACTCCTTATAGTGATGGTAGTGCTAACACTGTATTGAAAGCAGCTGGGTTAGGTAAGTTTGGTTTTTCAAGTGGTGAAGCAGACCAAACATTACTTTTAGCTTCTCAGCCAGTTTCTTCTAATGATGTTGGTAATAGTGCAGGTACTTCTGGTTCAAGAAAAGTAAGTATACCTATGGATTCTTGGTTTAATATGAAGTTCTTTATGGATGGTTATGCTAAAAATTCTACAACATCAGCACAAAACAACATATATAATTATAACGATGCAGATTTAGAAGGGAAAGGTGTCCCTATGCGTCTTTACTTCGAAACTGAAACAGACACTACTGGTGATGTAGAGACCACAGCTACTCAAAATATACCATTCATAGATATATTTTTCCCTGCTGTGTCTGGTTCTTCATCATCTGGTTCAACTAATAGGTCAACATCATATTCTTTTAATGATGACCCTTCTATGTTCCCTAAACACATGACTGTATGGGTACAAAACTACAGATGGATACAAGGAATTCCTGACACTAGTGATTTACCTGCAACCAACAATTATGATGGTTCATTTAATATGTTTTACTGGGGAGATGATGATGCTGGATTACTTAGTGGTTCGGCTATAGAAGCTGAAATTTTTATTGATGATATAAAACTTAAAAACTTTACTCCTGAAGTAACAAATTGCAGTGCAGGAGCTTCTATCAGTACACAACAATATTTCCAAACAGCCTCGGAAAGTCAAATATCACCATGGGATGTTTATACTACTGATGATGATGGTGGTGGACCTTATAGTTTAAGAGGTTGGGCTGTTAGTGGACAATCTGTATCTGGTAATATGACTGAATATTCAATGCCAGAGTCTCTTATATTTGGATTTGAAAATCCTGCTCAATTACCTAATAAAACTGATTACGCTAATGATGCTTATGGATACCTATTAGCAAATGGATTTAGCACTAATATATTCAAAAATATAAATAGACTTGATTCAGCATCTACTGTAGCTCACGTTAGTGTGTCAGGTACTAAGACTAATCAAAAATATTTAGGTGGACAATTCTTTGGAGCTCACTATTGGGATATAGAAGTAGAAGACAATAATTTTTACAATACTACTTTAAGTGGTTCTGATATTAATTTTTCTACTACTTCAGATACTGTTGGAAAAACAGCTACAGGTAGTGTTAATCTGATGACTGGTACAACTGTGGATTTCCCATCTCAAGATGGTTTTACTCAAAAAGGTTTATTTAGATTTGCTATGAGTGGTGCAGGGTTCAATGGTGATAACACATGGACTAAGCGTGAAAATATTTCTGTAGCCACTAAGATTACAGGTATTATGGGTGCTGGTCATAAGATGAATACAGAGATAGCCCCTAATGCTATTCAAGTAGCTAATACAGCTATATTCAATAAGTATATGGATGAAGAATTTATTATATTTAAAATAGGGACAGCCGCACCCGGTGCTTCAGCACCATCAGGTAATGCTAATACATTAGGGTGGGGTGTAGGTAGTGATGAAGCTACCGCTTGGCCTAATGTAACTACTGCTAATCGTAATGTATTAAAGTTAGCAGATGATGCGGCTATAGACGAGGGCGCTAAAGTAATTACTTTTAGGTTAACATGTAATGATGTAGAACAGTCTTCTATAATCAAAGCTGATGATAGGAGTACTGACTTGTTGACAGAAGCTAATTTATCTGATTTATGGATAGGGCCTAAAAAATATTGGCTTAACTTAACATGGATGTCAGGAGGTATCACTCAACGTAGTTATCAAAACTTTTGTATTATACAGAATGTAGAGGCTGCTGGTACAGGTAATGCAGAACCAACCGCTGCTTCTATGCAAGGTAGTACATGGAACGAATCTATATTTAGTTTTGATTCTTCTCAGCGTGGTACAGTAGGAAGAGCTGGTTTATATTTAAGAAGTTGGAATTTATCTACAAACATAGATGACAGTACATTACTTCTAAATCAAGATTATGGATATGGGGTATATAGTGAAGAGGATGCTAGTGGAGGTCAAGTAAGTCAAGCTAATGCTGCTTTAGAAAATTGGGTAGAATTGGATATGATGGGATTAGCTAAGGTCGATGGAACTGAGCAAGCATCTATCACATTCTTATTAGGATTGGCTAATGCTTCAAGCGACCAGACTGTGACTATAGCTAGTGACGAAAACGCTACGATAATGAATCGTCCTCATATGTACTGGGAATACTTGGATAAAACACCTTCATTCAGGTCTCCTTTGAGTGTAGAACCTAATTATAATATTTTAAGTGGTTCAGGAAATGACAAAGTTAATTTATATGAATTAGACCGTGAAGAACTTAACGCTGTTAAATTTACGTGGGAAGAAGAGGGTGATGATATACTTTATAGATTACTATATATAGATACTAATCCCATCACAGATAAGTATGATGGTATATATTTCCATGCACCTATAAATGAGATACCGGGTACTAATTCTAAAGCTACAGGTAATTATTATTTAGCTAATAACCGCACCGCTAATAGTTTCAACACTGAAACAACCAGACACATTACTGGTAGTTCAGGATGGAGTTTTGTAGGAACAGGTAATGCTGGTGAATATATTAGGACAGCTACCGGTTGGGATTCACCTTGGTTTGGTGCAACTGAGGCTACCTTTATAGCTCACGTCATACCTAACGCTACAGGCGCCGGTACTGCTACTCATTACATTATGTCTGATTATGACACTACTACTGCTAAAGGTTCCTTTAATATGAAAGTAACCAAAGCTGCGGGTGCGGGCCAAGATGTCGTACCTGTATTTACTCTAGTATCTGGAAACGGCGGCTACTCGGGTAAAGAATATACTTTAACAAGTGATTACAGTTTTAAAAACGATAATGAATCTCCTTTGTTTATAGTAGTTACATTTGATGCGTCTTTACCTACTAACTGTCTTAAAATGTATGTTAATGGTATGTTAGTTAAACAATCAGCAGGAGGTTGGGCACAAAACACAGCGATATATGATGGAACCGGTTATACTGGTGCTCAGTTTGTTATTGGTTATGACGCAGGTGATAGTAGTGGCACTGGTTATTTGTGGCGTGGAGGTATACAAGAATGTATAGTACATAAAAAATGCTTACATGTTCCTACATCAGCTAACCAATATATATTACCTACTGACTTCTTACCAGACATGGATTCTGGTACCGAGATAAAATACAATGCTCGTTTATTTTTATTTGATTATCATAATATTATTGGTTCTAGTACTGATAATGTATGTACTTCTAATGAAGTTACATGGGAGGCTACAGGAGTATGAGTTCCTTAGATTGGTTTACTGATTCAGGAGCAACACAAGCAGAAAGCACTACTGACGTATATGAAAAGCGTTATGCTAAATTAGTTTTTAATAAAACAGATGTTAGAGCAGTTTATATTGATTGGGATGATGGTAGTGATAATAGTAAAGAAAATGCTAATTATCAATGGTTACAGTTTGATTATCCAATAAGCTCTACTGTGGTTGAACATACCTACACTAAGTCAGGAACCTTTAAACCTATAGTGCAAACTGTCAATTCACAGGGTATATTCTCCAAGTATTTTCAGAATGCCTCTACAAATAGCTTTATAGGGCCGTTAGAGTCCTCTAGCCGTATAGAGAGTATAGGGGTGACCGATTCAACTGCAACGGCTGTAATGCGCTTAGAGAACAAACAAGTTTTAAGTGGTATAGATAATAGTTTATTTGATGAATATGGGGCTATGGACATTTATTTAACTGTTCCTCCTACTATTAGTCAAGGAGACACTATATCTTATGCTCCACAATTAGATATAGAAATGGAAGTGGTGTATGGTTTAGTTTCAGGTAGTGAGGGTTTCTCAGCTGGAGGTTCTCAGGCTGTTATAACTAAACACTTTACTGGTTCTACCACTGTCGATGCTGGTGAAGGAGTAGAAAAGATAAACGATGATGATTATAAAGTTAGAAGAATAACTAAGGTTAAGTTCGTTAATAGTAAACATGATGTTAATACATATGCAAATTTAAATGCGTTCAATAAGGTTAAATTATTTATAGTTACTTCAGGGGCAGCACTAACCGCAGGGGGTGGTTCTTTAACACCCTATTATCCTGTTACATATGTTAGTGATGGTTGTCCTGTCAAGTTAGCTGATGATTCACGTAGAGTGGTTAATTTTGATATGTCACAAAGTAGAGCAGCTTCTTCTAATAATACAATTAGTAATTATTATTATGACAATGGTAACAACTGGTTTGTCCCATCTAATGTATGGGCAGGTACAGCATCTACGTTGACTTCTGTTTCAGGAGGAAGTACTGCTGATTATAGTGTAGCATTTACTTACAATCCTAGACCTGATGGTCTTATGCAAAAAGGAGGAAACACTGATGCTAGTAGTGATTATGTACTAGCTATAGGTAGTGGAAGTAATTATAAATGGGTTACTGATACTGACCAAGAACCTCGTCAAGACCAATTCTTACTAGATGAATACAACAGGTTTGTGTCACAAGGACATTTATTAAGAAGTTACGCCGTGGCTAATTCTAATAGTGGTAGTAGTTTAAATACATATGCAGGTATATATAGAGTTTCTCCTGCGTTAAATTGGGTTAACAATACAGCACAACAATCAATAGGAAGTATAACACAGTCTATTTGTAGAAACTATGAAGACCAAGTAGCTACTACTGCTGTGTATTCTCAAGACCTTACGGCTTCAGGATTTAGTAACACCCAAGCTGGTCAATTAAATTTAGATGCTGTTAACACATTAGCTTACAAAGATAGAAACAATAATTCCCGTACAGCTTATGAGTATATGATATTAACTGCTGCTAAAAAACATAATAAAATATTTATTGAATGTTCTCCTTACGCTAAAGCTTTAATGAGTAATGCTTCAGGTGGAACTAATCAGAATGAAATAGCAGGATTATATTATCTACACGCAGAAAATCACAAAACTAATATAGCTAATTATTATTGGAAACCGTTACAATTCGAAGATGGAACTAAATCTATGGTTGAATACAGAGATACTGGTGGTGATACTTACATTACAACTGGTGCTTCTTTTAGTAAATCTGGTTTTATTGAGTTTGATATGCCTGATGATTGGGATAAAGTTTCTTTGAATGATTTGATGGGTAAGACAGATTCAGGTGGTAGTGGACAGTGGGGTGTGGCTGAAGCAACTGCATATCCTTCTATACCTACTCCCGGTGATTTTGAGTTTACATTTCAAGGAAGTTGTAGTGCAGCTACAGGTGGGGGCACACAAGGTAAGACAGTTCAATTCTTAAGAACAGGTGCAGACTGGCCTACTGGTATATCTGGTAATTCTTCTAATATAGGTGCTTATAAATACATAGCAATATTAAATACAGGTAATGTAGGTGGAAGTGCTTCCAATGGTTTGGGTCAAGGATATTTCTTAGCTGATGGTTTCGATGATGGTTATGATGGTACTAACACAATTACATTACAGATTGGTAATAATGAATTCCATGGTGGTGGGGCTACAACCACTACATATGGTATGTTTACTGGTTCTAATTCTTATACTTTCACAATCAGAAGAGTTAATTGGTATGATGTTATTGATGGTGCTAGCACTGTGTGGAGTACAAATGCAAGTGGTGCAGCAGCTGGCGCATTTATTTTAAACCCAGTAGATGCTAATATAGGTGGTAAGACATGGCCTAACTTCTTTAGTTTCATGTCTGGTTCTAATTTGGGGTCTGCTGCTAATACTGGATGGGGAGATACAGAATTGTATCCAATCAAAGTAGTACTCAAAGGTAATAAATATGAGAGTGGTAATACTGCAAGTAGTCCAGCAACAGGTTCTGGTGCAGGTACAGTAGGAACTGAGGTCTGGAATATATTACCTTATAATGATACAGCTTCTCAGCTCGTAGAAGAAATAGATGACCACGCCTATTCTTTAAATTCTTTAGCAATTACAAGTAATATATCTGTAGGAAGGAAAGGTAATTACTATCAAGCTATTACAAGAAAGGGTAAAGTTTACATAGCTAAAACTGGTGTAAGTATAGAAAAAATACAATTTACTAGTGTTGCTCTTGGTGATGAGGATGATTCGAAATCAGACAAATTTGATAGAAGTGGACCTTCAAGTCTTTATGGACATCTACGTAAAATAAGAAATATACAAGCTGATGCTGTAAGAGTGTATTGGGATGAACAACAAAAAGATGGAACTTATATAAGGTTCTGGGGTATTGTTACTGATGTTTCTGATACGAGAGCTGCTATGGGTCCTCGGTCTGTAGTAAATTATACTTTTAATATGACTGTGGAAGAAATAGCAATCTATGATGGTAATCTAGAAATGATTACCGATGTGTATCCATTAGGAGGCATAGAAGATGTTAGAGCTTACTCCTAAAATTACAATAAATGGTAAAGAAATAGATTTTATTAATGCAGGATTTTCTCAGCAGGGTAATTTAAAAGCTGCTCAATTAGACTTTGTTATCCCTACAGCTTCAGGAGTCGGTATGAATTTTTGGAATCAAGAAGTAACTTTTTTTATGAATACTTCAGATGCAGTTCCTTTATTTAGAGGTTGGATAAAAAGAGTAAAGGAAGATTATAATAAAATACAAATACATGCAGAGGATGGATTTGGTTATATGCTTAAAGGTGGAGAAGCTGAGACTGCTAAGATAGCCCTGACTGATACAAATAATTTAGATGGTTTAACTGTGGGTGCAGCTATGATTAAGGCTTTAGAGTTAGCTAAGTTAAATACAAAAATTAAAACAGATTATATAGGTGACACTAGTCCAGTTATATCTACATCAAAAAGTCCTATTAGAGGTACTAAAACAGTGATGGACATTATGAAAACATTATTAGCTCAAGCAGTAAATACAGACACCACTGACTTACCTAGACCCAACATAGCTAAACTGATAGACGATGGAACTAATTCTCAGTTGGTAATAGAATTAGAAGCAGATGTGGATAACTCTACTATTTCTCATGTGTATACAGAGTATGACAACATTACAAATTTAAATATTATTAATCGTAAAATCCCAACTATTATTATTGTTAACGGAGCCAATGGAGTAAAAGGAACATTTGTGCACGATAGCGGCGTAGAAGCTTTAGATAGGAGTTATTTAGAAGTAAGTAATACTTCATTGAAATCTCCAGCTGAATGTACTGATTTTGCTCAAAAACTTTTTAAAGCTAATTTGAAAGTCCAATATGAATATACCTTTGACACTTTCGAGGGAGCATATCTTCCAGAAAATAGTGTCATCAAAATTATAACAGGAGAAGACGAATACGATGGGAACTATAGGGTGTTGGGTAGAAATATATCTTTTAGTCCTACTTCTTACAAAATTAGTGTACTTATCAATAGAAAACCACCTACTTTGGCTGAGTATATCAATAGTAGAGATAACTAAGAGTCCGTATTCATGCTTGGTGGTCCACGTGGATTTCCAGTAATTCCATCATCTCTTCCATAAGAAGGAGCGAAATCACCAGAACGTGCGCCTCCACCAGAAGTCTCAGTACCACCGGGATTCATAGTTCTAGCAGCTACTGTACCTGCTGGTTGCATACCTTCAAACTCACCACCACCAAGTTTAACTACAGAATCTATTCTACCTTGGTCATTGAGTCCGGCGTCACGACCCATTTTACGGCCGTATCCAGTAATATCAGTTTCATATTCCATATTTAAATTTCACATCTATCACCAACGCAAGCATACTCAGCTTTACCTTGAGTATGGTCTTCCATTTCATATCGTGACAATTGTGTATAATCAATTACGGGTAGCTTCTTTATAAGCCTTTCGTAAGTTCTGGCGTCTATTTCTTCATATGGAGCCAATTCATACTTTCCACCATCATATGGTAAAAATGATACTCCATTAATAATATCCCAGTTTTTATAAACCCAGTTACCTACTTCAAACCATTCGTCTTCTCTTACATATACTGTCATACTAGCATTGTGTTCACACCAGTTATGTTGGAGGTTCTTATAATGACTGAGTTGGTCAAGTGCTGATATATCCTTTCTAGTTATACAACCCTCTGGTGACTTAACAGGAAACTCTAGAACCCATGTGGTAGCGTCACTTGCTTTCTGTCCTACTTCAGGTGTAGCCTTTATACCAGAATCTTTCATCATTTTAAACAGTGGGTCACGGGATGATATTCTATAACGACGAATATAATATTGAGAGTATCTTGGATGTACGCCAGACGCTGAGTCAACAAGTTGTGAAACAGTTCCTGATGGCTTAACACAAGTGGTAGCAACAGGGACATTTATACCAAGTACCTTTGCTGCTTTACGAGATATGCGTAAAACACGGCTTTTAAGCGCCTTTAAGCACTCTGATGTGAGAACCGAAGGGTTATCCATCTGACCGGTTAAACTAACACCTAGAAGGCGTTCTACGTCACAGTTCTTTTTCCACTCTTTTCTCAGGTAAGGAAAGTTCGTAAAGGTTGCTTGTATTACACCAAGCCATGTAGCTGTCTCTACCTTGTCTAACAAGGAGTCTAAGTCGTCATCTGCTCTCACCACTACTTCCGAAAGGTTACAGAATTCCATATCCCGCAACATTATTTCTCCACAGGGATTAGTTCCCTGAATAAGAGGAGCGTAACGTCTTGATGGGGCTTTGCTCTGTGCAGCACTAAGATTAAATATACCCCTTTCTCCCGTGCCTGATAGAGCTAATGACGCCCATTCTTTTAAAAATTGTGCTGCGGAAGGCTTCTCTCTAAATATTGCACTATTGTTTGCCATAGCGCGTTTAATAGGGAAAGGCCACTCCTTAGCGTGACGCATTTCTTTATCATCAAGGTCACTCAAAGAGATTTGTGAGCTGCGTCTAACTCCACCTACAACCACTATTTCTGCAATTTGGTTACAAATATCGTGTGCTTCAAGTGTTGTGAGTTTTCGACCTTGTGCGTTATGCATAGTCTCACGTATGAAATCATGCAACTTTACTAGAGGTTGGGGACCCGATGCTCTTCCTCCCATAGTGTTGAGGCGAGCTCCTTCAAGTCTAATCTCTGAGTAATCGAAATAAATATTCTGTCCTTCATATAAGCTATTCATTAATGTCTTTACTGAATCAGCCCATCCTGCTTTTGAATCTTCTATTACTACTTTAGGTAAACCCTGTCCAGATTTGATAGGAGGAACTTCTGGTAACTTTTCTACTTCTTCTTTCTCAACTGAGAAACCGAAACCAGTTCCACACATTAATATATACAGACACTCAGCGAAAGCGTCTACTGTGTTAATTTTTCCAAATGCACAATTGTATATACAGGTATTATCAAATTCAGCAGCTGGTCCAGCCGCCCACAAAAAACGCATGGAGGGCATCACTGCAAATTTTGTCATATATTTTCTTATCTTACTAATTGTTTTTTCTGGTATGTCTGGGTTTTTTGAAATTATAAATCCTATAAATCTTTCTATTGTCTCAGGCCAATCTTCTCTACGACCTTCTTCTTCTAACCAACGTGAATACGTTCTTTTATAAATAAATTCTGATACTTCGTTCTTAAACATTTTACCACTCCAATGCGGTCCATTACTTTAGTTTTCTTGACTATAAATAGTTATGCTTTGTAATCAATTAAAACTCGTTTGCCGCAAGTGCAAGGCTCATCTTCCTTACACTTACAGCGCGACGAGGTTGTTAATAACCCCATCTATAAAGCTATACAGAGTTGGGGACTCCCACCTCTGCATGGTAAACATTTTATGCCATCCTCATCGGGGCATAAAAGTTTTGGTGCTTTCTTTGTTGTTTTCTTTTTTGCTGCCATAGTTTTCCTCAATGTGCTGGTAGTACACGACCATCTTTGTAAACATGTACTAATTTACCACTTGGTTCTCTTCGAACTTCATAGTCTTTGTCACTTACGACCTCAGCTTTAATTCCTTCTTCTTTAGCTTCTTCAACTATTTTATCTAATTTTTTTGCTTCTTTCTTAGCCATAATTAATCCTCCGTGCAACAATCTGTGCACTCACATCCTTCTTTACAGCACATGATTAACCAGACTCCTCAATCTTAGCGAATTCTTCACCAATGATTGTGCTCTTAACCATTTCTGTCTCAGCCCACGGAACAATAGTTCCTGATAGACCGGTAATGGAATCGGTAACCCCATTCCATGCGTATCCTGCTATATCATTAGGTGAGTCACCTTCTTTGATATCTGCGTTAGGGACAACAGTGTCCCAATATCCAGACAGACCATTCGGACTGCATACAGCTCTAAATCCTACACATACCCCAGTTGGGTCTGTATTAGGATAGACTTCGTAGCGTGCTACGTATACGTCTGCTTTACATCCGGCATTTCCGTCTACTGTTATAGTTATTACTGCCATAATATTTCACCTTGTTTTATCTTTGCCAATATTACTTACGTTTATATTTGCGTTTCGTTGCTTTCTTTTTAGCCTTACGTTTGACTTTCTTTGGAAGTTTGGAGCCTTTAGGCGTCTCCTTCTCCCATTTCTTCGCCATCTTCGGCTTGTTCTTGTGCATCCATGCTCTCTGTTTCTGACTCTTGAACGGCATTCTCGTTAGCCTCCTTTTGTAGTTCTTCTACATATGCTTGCCAATCATGAACTAATTCGTTTTGTTCCATGAAGGTTTGAACTATTTGAGAATTCTGCTGTAAAGCATTTTGCATTCCCATAGCCTGTTCTTCAGTTTGTTGTAGTCTGTCTCCCAGTTGTCTGGTCTGACCTACTAACCAATTCAAATTATCCATTGTTTGTTTAGGACCTTGACTGTTGTTAAAATCCTTCACCCAAGCTTCTACTTCGTTCATACGTTTCTCTAGTCTTTTCAATGTTACCATTTTATTTCTCCTATGGACAGGTACATTCACCTGCACATACTTTCATTTGTATTAACTTATCCTTTGAATATCTATTTAAAGCTTTCTCTCTCATGTTGTTTATGATATGACCAGCTTTGTCGGGGTCATTAGTATACCAACCCCAGTCTCGGCCGGGCTCGTTATAGATACTCTCGAATATAAAATGAATGTCACGGTTGGAGTATCCTGCATTGATTAACTCCATACCAATTATTTTATTTTCCTCGTGGCTGCTATGTCCACGCTCTATGTTACGCTCTATTAGCTCTGTTATACACCCCCTTAAGGGCATTATATAATCATGCTGTATAGAGCTATGCTTAATAGGGCTTATATTGTTTAGTTTATCTAAGAGGTAATTAACGCTTAATGATACATTATGCTCTATATCTCTTTCATCACACATAAATTCAACAAAATGTCTATAAGCCTTTTTACTTTTAGTAGACTCAAAGTCCTCAGTTCGTGGTCCCATAGCCATACCATACAGTTCTTCAATAGTAAGTTTCATAATCTCCTGAACTGAGAATTGTGTACACCACACCCCAGTTGGTGTTCCTTCTATCTTAGATATGTATTGTGTGTTAGGTATTCTCCTTAAACAAGCCACACTATTATTAATACAGGCTTGGTCAAGAGTCTTGAGTTTGAATTTGTTTTTTATAAAGGTCAAGTAATTTCTTAGCATGTCTCTTTTCATAGTATCCGACAAGTCCACGTGGGAGTAGAGGTCGATATTCATTTGAAAGCCCTTGCCCCCTGTAAGATATATCCGTGGGATAATTCCGTTGGGTTTGCAGTACTGCCTTATAAATCTTCTTATATCCATTAAACATTTTTTTACATCCTTATCATCATCAAAATCAAACCATATGGTATTGAGTACAGCAGAGTCATAATCTGTTTTACGTTCTTCTTTGTCCTGTGTATCATCAAACACATACACACTAGTATAACAGTTCTTCTTACCGTTAAACTCTTCTATTCTTTCTTCGAGTTGCTCGACGTTATAACATCGGGCAATTCTTGCTGGGATTCCGAACTCTCTGAAATACATTCTCCTACTATCTCCATTACTTCTATTTGTTGGCACCAATCTCGTGGTATAGCCATAATATCACAACCATCACATTGTGAGCCGTGCATTATAACAACTACTGCCTTGTCATCTTTCGCAACTAATTCACCAACAGTCTCACATACTGTAAGATGTTCTGATGGATTATCGGCATTAATTTTATACTGCTTAAATGTACTGGCTGCATCATTCCATGTAATCTTTACAAATGGACCAACACTACCTAACGTCTCTCCTTTCCTATCAACATTGTTTTGTAAAACTTTGTCTCCTTTTTTATACGTCACGTGTAATCGCCTCCTTCCATTCTTCAAACAAATCTGCGACTATATTTAAGTCTTGGTCATGTTTATAATATTTAGCATTGGGTGGTGCTTCTGAAACCATAACAGGATTATAGGGTCTATCGAACAACAACCTATCATATGGGATTTGATTATCTGCTAACCATTCCTTTGTAGCCATAACCCAATCTAATGAGTTAGGTCTCTTACACCATATAGTAATATGATGTTCTTTCTTCATTAACCATGTTATAAATTCTTTTACATTAGTTAAAGGTTTTGCCCTTTCTACTTCATCGTAGCTCTTACATGGAGTGCATATGACTCCATCCATTCCAAATACTAAATTCATTTCTTTATTTCCTTTGTTATATTATTTATCCACTCTATCCATTTCTTACCTATAACATCCCAGCTATAGTATTCGAGTGCGTGTTTTCTCCCTGCTTTACCAGCAGCTAACTTTTTATCAGGGTTATCATAGTAATACTGTATAGCTTCACAGATAGCATTTTCACTACAGATAGCTCTCTGAGGTGCTGCTCTTACAGGTGTATCCCACCACATATCTTTATATGGTAGTAATATACCCCTCTCACAGAAATCTTCTGGTTCTAAATGGTCTCTACCGTTAGGAGACGCATCTCTATGATGACCACCCACAGGATACATAGGTACATCTTCATTACCTGCATCCTCACATTTAATTAATTCATATGATGTGGTATAGTTGGTAGCACATATAGGAATCCCACAAGACATAGCTTCTAGTGTAGGTATACCAAAGCCTTCTCCAGCTGTAGGTAATACAAACATATCCATACAATTATATAATTGAGCCATACCTTCTTCACTTAGTGCTTCACCTGCATCCAATACCCCCATCAAAGGAGGCATCAAATATTCAAATACTCCATATTGTTTTGAAAAATCTTCTATTTTCCAACCCATATTGTCATTCCAGTCCATATGTAATAAGAGTTTACACTCTTCTGGACTGAGATTATTCTTTTGTACGAACTGAGCAAAACCTTTTATTAGACGTGGTATATTTTTTCTGTGTTGGTTACGTGCTACACACCCCACTACGAATGCGTTTGGTTTTTCATACTTACCATATTTTGGTGCCACCATTGGTTTAAATAAACCTGTATCCACCCCGTGAGGTATATAAGTAGTTTCAACACCAAAGTCCTTTAGTAAACCTTGTTGACCATAACGTGACATAGCCACCCCGTAATCAACAGCTTTTATCTGGTCACCCCATTGAGGTACAGATGGTTCTCCATCGTATGGTATTATAACTCCTAACTTCCAGTTAGGCCCCTTGGCTAAACTAGTATAAGCTTTATTAACCATATCTTGTCTCTCTTTACGAGTAAACTGTTTACCTGTTTTAGGATTGATAATAGGTATTTGAATATGAGTTGGTGCCTTAGCATCAGTCATATGTTTAAACATTTGAAAATCAAGATGTCCTAATACTATTTGAGGTTGACTTCTTTTTATCCACTCTGGAAAAGATTTTTCACCAAACCTTTCTTGACCGGGAAACATGAGAGGGAGTAGTTCAAATACTGCTCTTTTCTCAGTCTGACCTAACGGCCAAGGTGTAGTCCATTTACTATGTGTTGGGTTTTGACATCCACCATAAATTATATGATGTCCTTCATTATGTAAGATAGCTCCTATATTTTTAGTATTGGTACCAAAACCTGTTGGTGCCCATGGGCTATCAGATACTAACATAAGTCTAGTTTTACCTTTTTTAGGTGTATTAAAATCTAAATCCATTTCATTTCTTCCGACTGTCTCTGCGTCGTTTCTTGCGTATTCTGCCATTTTATTTCTCCTATTGTTTTATAGCTATAATGTCTCTCTTATTAACAATAACAGTTCCCTTATCTCCAGTAAGGTATACAAAATTCTCATCATCATTTGTAATCATTCCTCTACCTACCTTTGTTCTTTCTTCTTCCCGCCAAACCACTTTGACTTCTGCGTCCGACAAAAATGCCGACAACGGTTTAATTTCCTTTTCATCCATTTTATCACTACCCTGATGGGGAGGAGCAGCACACGTGCTGTCCTATTTATATTATATTTCAACATAGTATATAAAGTTTGTCCCATCATATCCACTCTGCTAATGATTGTTGTTTTTTATCTAACATTGTTAATGGTGGTTTCTTTTTAACATAATCTTTCAAACCAAATTTAGTAAGTAGGTTAGATATTGTATCCCAATAGTAGGTGATGTCTATTTCATCTATAGATTTAATCTGTTCTTTTAATCTATAACCTTCTTTGGTTTTAGCGTAGAAGTATGTAGTTCCCTCTGCTGGTTCCATTCCTATCTGTTTACCAAGATTCATCAACTGGACTGTTAAGTCGGTGTTTGATTTATAATCATCGTATCCTCTATTAGTAGACCTGCGCATGATAAAATCTTCTAATATATATTCATCCAAATCATATAGTTTATCTACAAATGAATTTGTAACGGTGTTATTTAATCGCGCGTCAGATAGTTTATCTAACACCTTGTTATAGAATCTAGAGCGGCTCTTTGATTTGAATGTGCTTCCATGCTTTGTAACACTACCATCCAGATTACGTAATATATAATTACCTACTTGAATCCACACACCTTCCTTGAATATATCTTTATCCATAGTTATGTGTTCAGGTTCACTGAAAGGCATATGGTATTTTAATAGCTTCTGTAACCTATTAGTTAACCACTGTTCATCCACGTCAACATTAGTATTAATCCCATCAGTATGTACATATACCACAGCATCTTTTCCATACCGTGAACGGATGATGTCGACACCCGATAAGAGTAACCAACGGGCAACTGCGGTGATAGTAAGCCCCACGCCCATATCACCGTAACTAATATAAGGATTAGCGTTCGCACCATAGAAAGTATTCACCATTATTTTAAGAGCATTAGATTTGCTCTTATCTTCCTTCGTTGACCCAAGTTTATAAGGTTTTCGCATTTCTTTAAATTGGTTACACATGGTATATAAACAGCTCTTCTTATCTATATCTATATTAAGCATCAAACGCTTGTTAACTTTGTTATCCGGCACATATAGTATACCATCCTTAAATTCTATGTCTGGTTTATATTCATCATAACCTATAATCTTTGTAGTATCAGGTCCTAAATTAAGAGCCATAGCTATAGATGGGTAGTAAGAACTGAAATCAACTTTATAGTTCTTAGCTTCATAACCTTGTCTATACAGTTCAATGTGAGCAGCTTGATAGTTACCCTTATCAAATCTAAATATCTCAGGGTGTCTCTCTTTGTTTCGATTAAGCGCTACTATGCCCTGCTCGAATAAGCTCCTCCCCTGCAATATTTTCGTAATATAGCTACTGGGGGCGTTAACATAGGTGGCCAGTGGTACACATAGAACCTCGGCTACGTATTGTATTTGTGGAAAGTAGTGGTTATACATAAACATCGTACAGTCCACATCAGACAGAACGTAGTCTTCTATCTCTTGTAGGGGGTAATCGAGTAGGTTTTTCTCTGCAAAGTCGAGCTCAATAGGATTCAGGCCAAATGCCTGAGATACCTGTTTGAGACCACGTGGTAAGCCTGATAAAGAATAATCCAATCTGGCCCACCGTAGCAGGTCTAAAACTATGCGACCACCAGCGTTCATCTTAAGTTCTCTTTGGTCTTTAGGAGGTTCATACCCCCATGAAGACCCATCTCGGTTGAGATGTTTTTTATATTGTGCTTCGTTTATATGGTTATAACGTACCCTGTGGAGAATTTGTGGAATATCATACCCCACAAGATTCCACCCCGTAATAATGTCAGGGTCATAGTCTTGTATATAATTTGCGAAGTCCCATAATAGTTTGCTATCATCTTCTTTCTCATTGTCCCACAAAAACACTTTGCGCTCTCCGGTAGAAGTTACAATGCCAATGGCAACGATTGGATAGTTCTCTCCAAAAGGAAAGGTTCCATCGGGGGAGTGTGTTTCTATATCAAACACAAGGCATTTTACATCTTTGTCGTTAGGATAATCTGCAAAGAACGTTGGATGTTCTATACATAACCTTTCGAGTAATGCTTCCCTTCCGCCATCAAAGAGTGCGTGTGTGGGTATGTGGTCTTTTCCCGGTATATAGAGGTGTTTTTTCAGTTGAACTGTCTTATCTGACGCTATCAACTTCTTTGTCTCCCCATTGTCGTCCTCAGTATAGAAGTATGGTGTGAACGGAGACTCTACAGCCTCAGCCTCACCGTTTCTATACATCTTGACCTTCAGTTTTTTAGTTTTTAAATCTATTGTGCGTTTGTTTATACTTGCTATTAGTGGAACTTTCATTCTTTATCCTTTAGTTGGTCGTATACTAGTTTAGTATCACTTGGAGTTTTAATATCATCATTCTCTTCTATTTCCCAAAGTTTGATTAAGTCAGCGGCTTCTTGTATTGCTCTTCCCCAAGCTCTGTGTATGCGAGATACTTCTTCCATTTCTGTATCTCCCATAATCTCAGGTGCAAACTGACCTGACATATCATAATGATAATCACTGGCTAGTTTTAACATTTCAATCCACTGGTCTCTCTCATCATCTGTGGTAACAGTGAGTTTCTTGATGATACTCATTAGTTCTCGTCTCTATATTCCTGTAACTGTTCTGGAGTCATTCTCTGAAAGAGTTTATCCATGTTATTAACCATGAGTTCTGATAACTTTATATCATAAACATCACATAGTCGTGCAAGATACCATAGAACATCACCCATCTCATCTATGATAAGGTCAGTGTTGTCTACACGGTCTCTAATCTCTTTCTTAAAAGCACCACCGACTTCTCCGGCTTCATTCATTAAACCTATCATTAGGTATTCTTTTTCTCTACGCTTTGGATACTTAGCTGTTTTTCTTGTAAAGTCCGTATACGTAGCTTCTATTCCTTTCACCATATATTTATTCCTTCAGGGAGTTTATGGAGAACCCTGTTTCTCTCAGTAGGGAGATATCTATATACTAAGTCAGCCTTTTGGTCACTCTGTATAACCCATGGCTTAACTATAATTAAATCATTCTCTCTACACCACATTCTTTTCTTTAGTTTACCACCAATTCTAATCATGCGGGTTTTATTATCTGCGCATAAGGCTCTCATCCTTGAACCACCTGACATCTCTACTACGACAGCAAACATCTCATCCTTTTTAGGGAGTTTAATTTTCCTTGTAATATTGCCTGATTGATTCTTCTTCTTCATCAGTATAATCTCCTTCTGCTTTAGTTAGAAAAGACTCATAGTCTTTAATCTTTGCATCCTTAGCACTTTTAAATATGTCAGGATACTCTGCATCTTCAACGTCTAACGCTGTCTCTGCTCTTTCACCCAGTTCAATGTGGTTCCCACTAAACGGGTCAGTAATCTCGACACTGCTACAACAGCGCCCAATGTATTCGTCACTGACTTCAGTCCAGTTTTCTCCCACAAACTTTTTTGTTTCTTCAATTAACTCACTCCAGTTTATTTTTGATGCTGGTTCGTTTATTAATGGACTTTTAAAGTAAAGTTGTCTTTTTCCATCATCTTCTACTTCTAAGAACCCAGTCATTAGTAGACCTGAGAGGACAGGTCTCAGTTTAGTAAAGGGTAAACCAGCAGCTTTGGCAGCTTTCTTTATCTCACCCTCTGACATTTTAACTGTGTCACTATCTGCAAAACCAAACTTATCTAATCTAGATTCTGGAAATAGTTTTAGTATATCCGTTCCATGACTTGGCATGTGTAGACACTCCTCAACAAAAGAGTTGAGATATATTCTCAGTCCAAGCCAGTTATGTTTAGGCGTAACAAGACCATATACCTTTCCATCTCTCTCCGTTCTAATAATCTCATCTGGATAGAATCGTGCTATTGCATTTATCAATCTTAATAAGTATTGAACTTTAGACCTTGACACAGGAAATGCTGATGGTATTGCCTCAAATAAAAATGGTGCACAAGGATTCATAATCACTGTAGCATCATCTTCATCTCTTTCTCTTACACAATTTTGAACGTGTGCCTTCAAAGAATCTATCTCTTCTATTGTCATATCAGATATCTTACTTGGTGGTAGTGCCGAGGCTAATAGTTTATGTTTGATTACTCTCTCAGTTTGAGTGACTGTTGGATTGGTGTGCATAATCATACACCGACGTTCTAACTCAGCATCAAACATAGCACTACCTTTATCATTCTCTACAGCTACAGCCATTAATACATATTTAGGTAATAATACTTGTGTTACTGTAGTGTTGATAGTTACATCAGTCTTCTTACGGGTAGCCCTTCTACCATCAGCCCATGTTTTAATAATCTCCATGACACCTTCAGGTATCTTCTGTGCTTCAGGTATAGCTACAAAGCGTGACTTATTGATATCACTCTCAGCATACCACACAGCAGTCTCAGATAAATGTTCTATAGTATATACATACTCTTTGGGGAGTAGATTTACAATAGCATCCATTATCACTGTCTTACCTGTTCCACTATATGCCTTGATACAAAAGTTAGTATCCTCTAATAAGTAAGAAAGACTTGATGTTAAAGCTAGAGCATCTTCTCCTAATATAGGAAACAGTGTTCCATCTTCCTTTCTCACATTGTGGAAATACCTTAATAGGTCATGTAATTCAAATTTTTTCATATCCATTTTTCTCTCGCATTTAATAAGTTTAAAACATTATGTTCACATAGTTTCACTGCATATTTTTTAAGTTCTTTCTCAGATATAGCTGGGAATTGGTCCTTCATGATGAGAAATAAATCTATCATTGTCATTGGTTCACCATCTTTATCCTTGAGATACTCTACTATTTCTTCAGGAACAGTCCATTTATAAGACTGTTCTTCACTGTTAGTGAGACTTGGTCTAAACTTCTCAGCTACAAATGGTTGGTCCTCAGTTGGATTTAAAATATACCCATTAGTTTCTCTACCATATGTAGTCTTAACTTTACCTTTTTGAAATTCAAAAACATAATCTGTTGGATTGGTTCCATTATCTATTAGTGTAGAAAATAAACGCTGTGCCTCAGTGTGTGATGCTATAGTCAATGTTAAATACTTTATAGTTTTATCTTCTGATACATATAAACCATAAGTAAACTCATTGATTTTAGGTGTGCCGTTTTTACAAAAGACACATTCACCTTCCTTTGCCCAACATTTATTTCTACGTTTTGTAGTAGGATTCCAATGCTTCACCCTGTGTATGGGTGATATGAAAGCAAATTGACCCTTAGCCTTCATTGAGTCTTCGAGCCAAACTCTCTGACTACGGGGCGATTGTCTCCAATCATCATTACTCATTCTATCTCTACTTTCTTTGCGGATGTTTTCTCTTTCTTTTCGATGGTCATGTCTAATATACCATTCACCATAGTGGCTTGGACTGACTCTGGGTCTATCTCATAAGTAAATGTTTTATCCCATGAGAAGTTCTTTCTGTCAGACTCAGCTTGAATGGTAACAGTTCTATTACTAACTTCAATATCAACTTGGTCTTTATCTAACCCAGCTAACTCAGCTGTAATAGTGATGGTTCCGTTTTCTTCATTCACTTGGACATCTCTCCTTGATTGGTTTGTTGTCCAGCTTTTTTGTGGCATACCACTTTCAATTTCATTGAGTAGGTCCATCCACATATCCATCATGTTTCTTGTGTTTCTATCCCACATACTCAGTCCTCCATACTAGATGAGGATGGTCCATCAGACACACGCTTCATTAATCTGAAGTATGGTTTGTTGGAACCTTCTTTCCAATATGTGTTTCTGAACATAACGAATTCGTCACCAGCTTCAGACTTACCTGAGTAGTAAACATTTCCGTTTTTATCTGTGTTCCGGAACAATCCGGCTCTTAGTTCTAATCCACTTTTTTCTGCCATTGTTTTCTCCTTTTTTTATCCATGCATATTGGTTGAGGACTGCATAGTAATCCCCTTGACATCAATTTCTAATAGTTTTTCACCATATGCTGAAATCAATCTGTCTAATGTTTCATTAAAGAATGCTCTAACATCTATGTTTTCGTTAGGTGCAATCTCTAATTGAAATGTCCCGATGCGTAATAAATGTGTTAATTTATTTGCATCCATTTTGGCCATCATTAACTGACCTGCCATCTCACCCATGTCGGGTTCAGAAGATGAATCTGTCATCTATGACCTCCAACTTAATTAAAATTTTTCTTAGATTTTTTATCATTCCTTGTGTTTCTCCGATTTTGTTTTCCAAATCATCAAACCTTTCTGACATCTTATCTATTCGGGCTAAGATATCTTCCACGTTCTGAACAAATGGAAACCAATCTGTGCTATCACTATACGTTTCGTTTCTTTTGCGAATTTCTTCCGCCCATCTTGCGTGGTGGTTTCTTTCCGCCTTTCTGTCTTCTTCTATTGTCATTGTTTTGATTCCTTTTTAGTTGTTTCATGAGTATTTTGTTCTTACGTGGGTTCACATGATAACCCTGTCCTGTCCAACCATCGACATAATATCGGATGTATCCCATCCAATAGTCACGACAGTTTTCCTCAGTTGGTTCTAATCCTCTCATTCTACATTTTTCTTGAAGTCGTTGAACCATCTTGTTTGTTTTACCCTTAGCCCATATACGGTCAAAGGCTTCCCATCTTTCATTCATCTTCCATCACTTCCGTTAGTTCACCTGCGTATTCATACCCATCTATATCTCTAACACGAACAAAAACATTACCATATAAACCGAGAGTTATATCTAATATCTCTACATTGTCTACTACTACTTTCATATTTGTCCTCCAATAACTGTGTAGCATTGTTGGCAATATGGATTACCATTGATGTCTCTATACCTTATATAGTCTGGGTGTAGATTACACCTACATAAACCACACTGCTTCATCCGAACATACTCCCTGAGTAATCTGTCTCAGATGATGATGGGACAGGCATATTATCTTTTATCATATCTAAAGCGCCTACATCCTTAGCACGTCTAATCATTAACTCTAATATCTTTACATAAGCTAAGATAGAAAGTTCTTGCCATCGTTCTAATTGATATGTTTTAGATATCTTTTTTAAGTCTCTACCCACGTTCATTACGTCGATAGAGTCAAATGCTTTCACTAAAGTCTCCCAACTAAATTTTTCATCTTCAGTTAAGAGTTCTTCAACTGAGAGAATTTTATCACTGTTCTCAGCCGCTTCGAGAAAGCTGTTCAATAGTTCGTTCATATTTATTCCGCAACTACCAATCTATCTAATCTATAAGCACGAGGGTGTTGTGCGAACTGAGAAGTATATTGTTTAAGATTATACCTGTTGTCTTTACCTACTACATAGAACTTTCCTGCTGAGGATATTCTAATGTCTTCGGGTAGGATTTTCCTAACAGACTCAGAATCTTTGTCATGTTTCCATGAATCAAATTCGAATCGAGTCCTGTTCTCAGGATTGTATTGAATACTTACCTGTTTGTGCTGACCTGTCTTTTGGTAGTGCTTTACAGCTTCCATCAAAAGATTTATTTGTTGATTTCTATTCATTTTAATCACCTTGATAATGTCCCATAACTACTGAGTATATAAGGCTTTCGCTATCCATACTGAGAGTTGTAAAATGAGAACCTTTAGTTGGTCTCTTATTGGTATTTCTAATGGTATAATGTCCATTTCATTTTTCCTTGTAAGGTGAGCAGTGAACACACCTTCTATTGCCATCTATGTCTACAAAAAAAGCTCTCTTGAGACATTTAAAACATTCTAATTCTGTCATAATTTTATTTAAACCACAAATAATATGCGATTACCCCTAAACATATTAGATTACCGATTGTATATAAGATTATTGTCTTCATATTTATATCGATTTCCTTTTTTATTTCTTTTTTAGGTTTCTTCACAGTGAAATGAGGTATAGCTCTCCAACACTCATCACAAAGATAAGCTCTAAGATGAGGTTCTTCGCTGGTGTAGTGAGTTAAACATCTATTACACTTGTGCCACAATACCTTATAGTAGGGTGGTTTAACTGAATTCACCTGCCACTTCCATATATTTTTTAGTAGCCATTATGATAGGCTCTTGTAATTCTTTAGGTATGTAATCTAAACCATCCATACCCATGTCTATATCTTGATAAAATATTTCTAAGTATGCACTAAAGTTATCAGTAATGTAATGGTAACCATTAGCCACATCCTCATCGTAATCTCTTATGAAATTAATTATTTGGTATGCTCTACCCAATGCTCTTGCATGAATCTCACAGCGTGGGTTACATCCTAATATCTTTGACATCATCATACCAACTGACTCAGCTGAACCCTTACAGTATTCTAACATAGACACTATAGTATGTTCTTTCTTCATCATGTCTTGATACATACTTATATGAAAGTCTGAGAGCCACTCACCTTCGAACTGATACTTGTCACTCACTTCGTAGAATTGTTCTATGACTTCCCTCCACTGCTTGAAATCATGTAAGGTCTTCTCACCTTCTACCATCTCATCACATACTCTGAGGTATGCATATAGTTTGTATATATCTTCTTTGATATCATCAGGCCACGCATCCAAACACTCATAGAATGTGGTGCTGTATTCTTTCATTATCTCTTTCATTTCTTTCTTCTCTTTATCACTATTCTTTTTTTAGGCACCTTAGTTGGTGCTTCTCTGTAAGCCTGTTTAAAGTCTATAAAACTACCACCCTTCTCAGCTGAAGGGGGAAGTGTATATCCTTCATAAGGCTCTTTCGTTGCTCTTTTTCTCATGTTTTTTTTAGATTGCTTTTTCATATAATGCTTGTAAATTCCATCTCAATGGTGCTTTTAATCTTTCGACTTCATATGCATGTTCATCGAACCAGCTCCACTTAACAGATTTTCTTTTAAATGCTTTACTGTATAAATATTTTGCCTGTGATGGGGTTAAAGCATACGTTTTCTTATTTCGAAACTCCTCTCTTCGTATTAAAATAAAACTCATACCACCAGCCCTCACTAACCGTTCACCTTCATTTATCTGATGCTTAGCGATAGCAGGGGTATTACCATAATATAAAGGAAAAGAAGTAAGATTCCGAGAAGTTTTAGCCTCCAACATAATTGGTCTACCTCTGTAGACTGTGAAGAAATCGGCAGGTTGCTTCTCTGCAACAGCAATTTTAACGAATCGGTTGATGTCATTTGTATCTTGTATCCTAAACCACCATATATGACGGCTTGATTTAAGGCTTCTTCTTATTTCGTTTTCGAAATTCTTTCCTGTATCTTTTCTTCCCATTGTAGCACCATTAAGCAAGGATAGGGTTAGTATAGACTAACCTTGCTATATTATATCTCCCCTTTAGAGATATATAAAGCTTTGCTAAGTGGGGCTTAGTAAGCTCTTATGACGAACCATGCCCACCAAAGAAGAAAAAATAATAGAATACCTTCAACGGTCCTTCCAGCTATTATCTGTTCCTTTCTTAAATTGTCTTCAGGTTGCATAATATACATCTCCCATGACCAAACCCATCCTCAGCTATTGATATTCTCTTACCACAACTGATACATTGTTTCTCAGCTAAAGACATTATAGTTTACCACAGTGGGGACAGTTGAATTTATTAACTTGCTTCATACCAACATAGTTGCCACCACATCTTAAGCACCTCATTCGTCTTTGCCTATCTTCCGTTGGAAAGCTATGTTCTTTAAAGTTTCAGCATGTGCTTTCTCTTCTTCGTCTATCATCTCATTCTCCTCAGCTCGTGCATAAATAATCTCTCTAACCATTTTTATTGATTGTTTCAATGATTCATTGTCTGTAATATCTGCGACATAGAAATCCATGTCATCCAACATACTTCGTGCGACCTGTGGACTACACCAATCTAAAATGATTTTATGTAGGTGAACTGCTTCGGGTGTAGTTGTAACCATTATACCTCCAACCCCTCTTCGGGGTCATACAGTCCTATTTCAATCATCCTTGCTACCCACATGTCTTGATATTTTAATGACATTTGCATGTGTATGATGTCACAAATCTCGAAAAGGTAGTCCTTTAAGTTTTCCTCAGTTAGCTGTGCACCAGCTAACATCTCTTTCAATTCATTTATTTCTTTGTCTTGGTTCATTTTTTATTTACTCCGTATTTTCGGGGTCTTATCATTAATTTCTTTGTTCGGTTCAAACCAAACTTCTTATCTATCCATACTATTATTTCTCTTATCATTCTTTTTTCTCCGGTGGCCAATAGTATTCATACTCGTTTATGATTGCGAGGTCCGTTTGTGCGTCATCAACAAATGATTCTTTGTAAAAATTATAATCTTTACGTAGTAGATTCATTCGGTGTGACTTATGCAGTTCCGGATAGCCTAACCATTGAGGATAAACTATTGGCCCTTCTATGTCATACATTTGCATCGTGTTGTTATATCCACGTGCAATCCATTCTTCTATCATTATATTAGTATAATGTTTTAGTGCGTTCTCATAACCAATCCACATTAAACGTGCGGGATGGTTAAGCCAACCTTTCTTATCCTTC